TAAATTAAGAAGGGAACTCAGTACATTACCAAATATGTATAATTTACCTAGAGTAATACTAGATATAAAGAAGGAAGAATTAAAAGAATTAAGTGAAGAGTTGAATAAAGAATTTTATGCTGAATTAAAACATACTAAAAAGAAGAAAAGAGATACATTAAATAATATTAGAGTTGCAGATATCAATGATATGTGTTTTTGTAAAGGTAATAAACAATGTAAAAAACCCATGTTTGAGAAAATCCTTGGCAAAACTGCACCGTATCAAGATGATATTATGTGCTATGGAAATTGCTTGCATACTGTATTTGCTGCTGCTAAACGTCAATTAAAAGCTGCCCCAACACCTGATCCTAAAATATTAAAAGAATTTTTAAAATTTTCTGAGAAGTGGATAGAAAATTGTATTGGAGAAGATTTGAATACATTCTCATATTCATTTGCAGATTGGTATAATCATTTAACCCATCAAAAACAATTGAACATGGACAAAGTTATCCAATATTTAAATCCTAAATACAACTTAATGTTAAAGCCAAAAGAGCGTCAAAAATTAAAATCAGCCCATTATGAAGGCATATGTAAGATAGAACTGCAAAAATCAGATGGGAAACCCAGAATGGTGTGCTCCATACCTGACATTATTAAATATACTATGGGTCCTGTAACATGGCAATTAGAAGAGATATGTTCTGAAAAGTTTAAAGGATATTGTGGTGGAATGAATTTGACTGAAATGGCTGATAAGATAAATGAGTATATTGACTTTGGATTTACAAAGGTAGTAGAGGGTGATGGTTCTGCATTTGACAACACGCAAGATGTAACATTGAAGGAAGTAGATAGATATATTTACAGAAGAATAAAGGATAAAATATATCATGTACCCTTGGATTTATATGAAAAATATTCACAAGCATATTATAAAACAATGGATATTATGTATCGAAATCCAGGTGAAAAGAAAAATAGAAAAATGATGACGTACTCTGTATTAGGTACAGTATTTAGTGGAGATTGTGACACAACATTGTCAAATACAATAAGAATGGCCCTATATAATATATTTGCCAATGAGAGTGCAGGATTAAAATATGATAAAGATTTTGTAGTTTTTAGTAAAGGAGATGATTTTTCTGTATTATATAAGCATTATGTATCCAATGAGAAGATACAACAAATTTATAATGATTACTTTTTAAAAGCCTCTACTACTCCTGAAATAGCAGATACAAGGATATATGGGCTTGGTCAAGTGTGTAAATTTTTAGATATAGGACAACCTAACTCTTTTAAATTTTGTTCTCTAAGATCTTGGTATTGTGATGAATTTGGTCATGTAATCCTAACCCGAGATCCCGCTAAATTATTTAATTTATCCAAATACTCAAGAAAAACTAAAACATACGATATTCCTCAATTAATATCATTTTTATTTGACCAAGCTATAGCACTTAAAGCATCATATCAAGGTATACATATATTTGATACAGCAGCAGCATGTTATATTAAAGAAGCACATAGATTAATGAAGCAATTGAATAAGAAACAAATAGCACGATTAGAGAGAATTATGAAGTATGGTAGAAAAGCAGAGTCAAGACAACACATTGACATTGAAGATCCTATTAATGAAATAGATCCTAAAGTGCTAAACATAAATCATCGCAATAAGCAGTATTACATACAAGGCACTTATTGGGAGACAATGAAAAGAATAGAAAAAATAAATGTTAGAAGATATACATCTGAACAACTTGTACACATTAATAATCAAATAGATGCTGAGTTTTCAAGTGATGAACTTCGTGCTATGTTGGCGCAAAAAATTTAAATTATGCCCAATAAAGCCAAAGCAATCAAGAATCAGAATAAGAAGATAAAGAAAACTAAAGTCAAGTTGAAAAGAAACACCCGTAGATTAAGAATCTTAAAGAGAAGAGTTAATAGAATAAGTAGAAGGAACAGGGGTATCAAATATGCTACCACAAAGAGAGTTAGAAGATTTAATAGAATAATGCGTAGTTCTGCTAACTCACTTACAGTTTCTGGCCAAGATTTAGTATATAAAATCCCAGATAAAGATTTCATAGCCCAAGATTTAAGCGATGTTTTTGCACTCATACCTGCCAATCCTGCTTACTGGAAAGGTACTAGAATTTCAACTTTAGCAAATGGTTATCAACAATACAGACCTATAAAGATAATAATCAAATATGTACCTAGTGTAGCAGCTAACATAAGTGGAAATGTTTTCATAGGTACAATTTGGAATTCTAGTGTTATTGATTCACAATTAGAACAAACACTACCAACAACTCCAGGTGGATTAATAACTCAATGTTATTCACCGGCTACAAGACGTATCCCTTTAGGACGTAGCCTTCCCCAAAATTTATATAATCTGAGTGGAGATTTGTCAAAAGATTCAAATCCTTTCTATATAGTGGGAATAGCAAAAGATATAATGAAAGATAATATAAAAATAAATCCAG